GGCCAAAGGACACAACATGCTTACCGTGAAAGCCCGCCCCGGTGTTGCCGTGCCGATGGAGCATGACCCGCGCCGGTATATCACAGAGTCATCCGGCCCGGTCAAAGTGCCGGGGACGCCGTACTACCTGCGGCGTTTGCAGGACAATGATCTGGTGATCGTCCTGCCCGCCGAACGCGCCTACACACATGACGAGGAGACCGCCAATGGCTAGCGCGAACGTCAGTTTCGACTGATGCGCGGCGTGATAACCTCACAGCCAGCGGCGTGATAACTTCAAGAAAAAACGGATTGCGGATTTTGCAATAAAATTACAAAAAGGCGGGAGCGTGTTCCCGCCTTTTTGTTTATGCCGTTTTTATACGCTCCGCCGCTATCCTCGCATACTCGGGCGAGAGTTCGATGCCGACGCACCTTCTGCCCGTTGCCTTTGCCGCGAGGGCGGTGGAGCCGCCGCCGAGGAAGGGATCAAGCACTGTCCCGCCTTCCGGGACGACGCCCATGAGCTCTGCCATGAGCTGAATCGGCTTGCTTGTGAGATGGACTTTTTCGGCGCTGTTTACCGGGTACCTGAAGACGCCGGGCAGGCATTGGCTTGTGTTCCGCTGAAAACGTCCCTTGGAGCCATAGACGATATACTCGGCGTCACGCCTGAACTCACCGGGCATAGGACGGGCCGAGGGCTTATGCCAGACGACGAGCCCCCGCCACATCCAGCCTGCGGCCTGCACGGCGTCGGTCACGCTTGGGAGTTGCCTCCAGTCCGTGAAGACAAGAAGCGGAGCCCCGTCGCGGGCGATGCGCCAGCACTCGCAGAGCCATTGCGTCATCCACCATGTGAAAGAGCGCTGATCCTTGGCGTCGCCGAGCATGGACGGATAACCCTTTTTTGTCCCCGTCTTCTGGTATTTGACGACGGGGTCGGCCTGTTTGCCGGAAAGCGTGACCGCGCCGCTGCAATACGGCGGATCGGTGATGACCGCGTCGACCGATTCAAAAGGAAGGCACGGAAGTATGGTAAGGGCGTTGCCGTGATAGACGGCGTTCGATTCGTCTTGAAAAAACGGATTCATTCGGAACCCCAACCTCCCGAAGAGGGAGGCGTGGGAGCTGCGGGGAGCTCTTCAGCTTCCAGAATGCAGGCGGCAACGGCGTATGATTGCTGTGGGGCAATGCCGTTGCCGAGGGCCTTGAGGCGCTGCGTCCAGACCGGTATCAGCTCACGCGGGAGCAATCTTACGCTGCCGGGTCTGTCCAGCCTTTCGGCACTCCCATCATCCACTCGATGAACGACGGGTCCGCGATATGCTTCCCGTGCTGACGCTTTTCGCGCCCGGTCAAACCGTATTCCAAGCCAATCAGATACGCGGACAGATTGCTGGTGCTCTCCCACGATTCGTTCGAGCGGAGCAAGAAGCCGAGTCCTTCCGTCAGCCCGCTGACTGTGGGGGTAGGCAACAATGAACACCCTTTCACGATGGTGCGGGGCGCCAAGGGCGGCTGCGGGGAGCACTTCCCATTCAGCATCGTACCCGAGCGCGGCCAAGTCCCGCATGACGATCTCAATTCCGCAGGAGAGCAGGCCCCGGACATTTTCGATGATGGCGTAACGAGGGCGGATTTCCCCGATAAGCCTTGAGTACTCGTACCACAGCCCGCTCCGCGTTCCTTCCTTGATTCCTGCACGTCTTCCTCCTTGCGATACATCCTGACAGGGAAATCCGCCACACAGGATGTCTATGTGCGGCAGGTCTGCACCGTTGAGCGACCTTACATCATTATATATGGGTACGTCCGACCAGTGCTTTGCCAAGACAGAACGACAAAACGGATCGACCTCACAAAAAAAGGCGTGCCGCATCCCTGCCCACGAAAGGCCGAGGTCACAGAGCCCGACGCCTGAGAACAGGCTACCGACGGTCAATTTCTTCATTGTTCAAGCTCCTGTGGCCGTCGTGCGGCTCGGAGCCGGGGCGCATGGCCCTCATGGTGTTGATGGTTCCGCATCGGGGGCATTTGATGCTCAGATCAAGGGCCGTCCCTCTAGCAAGCATCTTGTTGCAATGTCCGCACCTGATCTCGTTGTCGTGTGCTCCCTTCATTTTTTGATTGTCCTTCCCTTGCGCCCCCGCATCCGTCCTGATATGCGTTTACGCGCTCGCGGTCTGACTGTGAGCCATAAACGCAGGCGGAAACCTTGCACGATGCTGCAATCATCGTGTGGGGCCGTGGTCCGGTGGTCGTACACCGGGCCGGTGGGGGAGGCTCCAATCTCCCCCGCCTCTGCCTGAAAAGATTATAACGGGTTACGCTTCCGGGGTCACGCGCCGCAATTCCGGCGGCGACTGCCTCCCCTCCCTCTCGCTCTCATAACTGCTCTTGCAATGCTCCCTCTGCCAAAAGAACAGCCCGTCCACCACGCACCGGGGCCATGCCCTCACCCCGTCCCGCGCCCAGCGGTAACAGCGCGAGGACAGGGTTTCGTCCGGCCAGCCGCCGAGGAGCGTATTGAGGAGCTGGTCGACGGCGATCAACGTTCGCTTTCCGTACGTCATGCTTCTCCCCCGCCTGGCATGGAGATGTTGACGGTGATGCCCTGCACATCTTCCAGCGTCGTACAGGCATCAAGCCGATCTTCCAGTGCCTGCCGCTGGCCGATGATGGAGCCGGAAGCCACGGCAAAGGCGTCGGCCTTGGCAAGCACCCTCTCCACAAGGTCGGGCAGCGGAATGCCCCGAGCCTGCGCCAATGCCGAAAGAAGCGGCGTTGAAGCCGTAGGGTCGGCGGCATAGGCGCGGGCCTCGGATTCCTGCTTGTCGAACGTGCTGATCTCCCGGTCCGGATATGTCGCCGTGAGTGTGCCTATGGCCCTGTCCGCAGCCGCGTTGATTTCGGAGAGCTTGGCAGCCTTCACTTCCTCAAGCGTCGGTACGGGCGGGACGTAGGGCTGCTCCTCGGTCACGCATTCGGGGTGCGCCTCGGCGTAGGCGAACACGGCGTCCCACTCTTCCGCGAATTCTGCAGCGTATGGGTAGACGTGGTAGGGCATTCCGTTTTTCGTGATGACGTAGGAATCATCAGCGGTTCGGTAGATGATTTGTCCGTAATCCATACTTTCCCCCTTATGCGACTCTGACCGCATACCACCAGTCGTGCGGGATAGAAGTTCCGCCAGCGACGGTCATGAAATCAACCTTTCCATTTATCGACGTAATCACTCTCCATGTCCCTCCGCTGGGGACAGTTTGATTATTGCGCCCGAACCATACTCCCGAGACTGCGGTGGATATGTACGCGCTGTTCGCATAGTTCACGCTGAAATTAGCGGGATTGTAGACGTACATATTGGTTCCGTCATTGCCACCCCACAGCCAACCGGGTTGGCCTCCCTGTCCCGACCAATACCAGCTTGTATCGACGCCCCCTTCCCTGCGGAGCTTGTTTGCCGCAGTTGCATACGGGACATCACAATCAACAACGGCTCTCGTTCCGTTTTGCTTCATAAAGGAAAATATGCCGTCGCTTCGCAGCGCAAGCAGGCCCGCAACTCTATTCGCCCAATGAAAGCCGATTGTCGGAGCATAGGCTATGTCTGATTGCGCATTCCCTACGCCTCCATTTTCCCGTATTTCGAGAGCGCCGGTTACATACCGTGAACTCGCATCGGCATTGTAGTTCCCTCGAAGGCCACCGATGCGCCCGCTCATTACGCCGCCGGACAAAGATAATTTGCCATTCGCCGCAGTGACCCCGGCAGTCCCCCGGTCATAGGCCGTCTTCACGGCCTTCGCGGACGCCGCCGTCTTCGAATCCTCCAGACTCACGCTGTCCGAAATCTTGGTGAGCGCGGGCTTGTACTCCCCGCCTCCGGTCAGGAAGCTTTCATGCTGCCCGGCGGCTGCGGGCGGAACAAGGCCGGACGTCCCGGCGGTCGATACCGTCGCGCCCTGCATCTCGGGTACGGAGATGATGCCGTTGGTGACGCGAATGCCGTCACCAACTTTGTTTCCTGAAAGCAACTGTTGCCAAGCGCTCCATGTCGTTCCTGTCGAATTTTGAACAGTCCTCCACGTAACCGTGCTACCGGATATCATGATCTGAAAGATGCGCCCATTCTGTCCCAAAGTACCAGCTACAATAAGAGAACCGATGGAAGCTCCGGAGATATTGAGAGGCAAAGAAGGACCGTTAGTGGGATTCCCCGTTATTCTATAGTTTCCCGGAGTTGTAAGCGTATTAAAGTCCAGATTTGGCATCTCTTTAGCATCTCCAATCTGTCCCCGCGCGCTCGCCAGATCCCCGAGATCCCCCTCAATCGCCACGTCTTTCACGGTGATCGCGCCGCCCGCGTCGGCCCGCGTGGTCTTCCCGTCGACCTTCGCCAGCCCCGCGCGGCTTTCCGACGCATACCCGACATTGGCGAGATCCTGCGCCTCGTCGCGGGCCGCTTCCGCCGCTATGCGGTCGGATTCGGCGGATTCGGCGGGAAGGGCCGCGCCGCTCTTCGAG